CCAGGCCTTTCTGGCCATAGCGGGCCAGGCCCTCTCCGGCCCCCGGTATCTTGGCCAGGGCATCGTTCCAGCCCATGCCGCCCGTGTCTTCCTGCACGCGGTGACGATTGACGCAGATCCGATAGGCATCTGCATCCTTATCGCTGACGATCTCCTGCACGATTGCCTCGATGGTCTGGCCGCCGATGGTCTTCATCTTGAATTTGTCGCGGCCCGTCGTGTAGAGGATGGTCATGGCCTCGACGCATTCTTCGAACTGATCCGCATTGAGGTCCTTGTAGCCGCGGAAGTCTTCCCCCTTACTCTCGATCTCAAAAATCTCACTCGGGGTGAACTGGATGTCCAGACTGTCTTCGAGCCCCCTGAACATCTCATCGAGCTTCGGTATTTCCTCGCCTTCGTCCAGTTTGGCATCCGTCTTCGTCAGGCGCAGCAGATAGGCTATGTGCCGCAGCCAATAGCGCTCGTTGCGCGGCAGCTTCACGGACTTGGCCTGCAGCATCTTCTTGACGCGGGCCAAGAGGCCGTTGACATGGTCCTTCATCTTCCTGGACTCATCGGCCATGGCCATGTAAAAGGCCTTCTTCTCCTGTGCCATCATGGCGCTGTCCCAGTTCTTGCTGCGGATGGACTGCTCCACAACCTTGGCCCACTTCTTCGCTTCATGTGTATAGTAACCCGGGCTGCAGGCTTCATGCAGTGGCTTGGCCTGGATGGTCTTCCTGGCCAGATTCCGGAACACGCGCATCTTGCCCTCGTTAGCCCTGAACACGGCATCCTCGTTGGCCTTGTCGTCTTTCATCTTCTGCTTGACATCGTCCATGGCCTTCTTGGCTTCTTCTTTCGTGGCAGCATCAATCATCTGCTGGATGGTCTCATAATCCTTGCTCGACCACCTGGTCGAGAAGCGCAGCCGGTTGATGGCCTTCATGAGCGCCTTAACCAGGTCGCTGTCTTTTTCCATCTTCAGGTCGATATCATCCGGCAGTCCCATGATCTTCTCTTCGACCGACCGCATGGCCTGCTCGGTCTTGCGCGTGATCTTCTTGAGCAGGCCTTTCTTCTTGGCGAAGCAGGTGGCTGTCAGAGATTCCAGTTTCGCCCGATACTTGCTGGAGTCCATGGCCTTGGCCACGGCTTCCTCGGAAAGATGGCTCTCGGTCAGCTCCCGGTCCAGCTCTTGTGCGTAGGCATCCATGTGCTCCTTCAGCATCGTCTCCAGTGGCGGCGCTGCCTCCCGCGCTTCTCGATACGCCTCGACGCTCGGGAACCAGTTCAGGACGATATTCTCATCTCCACCGCTTGCTTTGATGGCCTGCTCAGCCAGATACACGTCTTCATTCTGCAGAGCCTTCCGGAAAGTCTCCCGCTCCTTGTCCATCCGGTGCTGGAACTCGTCTTCCTTCTCTTTCGTCAGGTCTGCCATGAGGCGCTTCGTCAAGTGTTCCTTGGCCTCGTCTTCAGCATCTTTTTTCCAGCGCTTGTAGACATCTTCTTCCGACTCATCCAGCAGTTTCTCGCCGCCCGCTTTCGTGACATCACGGTAACGGTCGTCGAGCGCCATCTCGTCAATCTCTTCTTCGGTGGCAATCATGCGGTCCATGATGCGGCGCACCGGCAGGCTTGGCTTCACGTCATCCCCAATGATGGCACTGTAGATGCTGATCAGGAAGGAACGGAACTTGCGGAACACCGCCCGCAGGCCTTTCGCTGGCGCATGGCCATCGTGCAGGTACATCTCGAAGGCACGGGCGAAGCGCTCCTGCTGCCAGACAAATTTCAAAAACTCTGCCTGTTCCGTGTTCCCCTGCTGCTCTGCGGCAATGATGGCCATTTCCCGGTCATAAAACTCCTTTTCGAACCTCGAATCCTTATACAGCTTATAGTCATCAGGATGCCAGGAAGCCCACTCCTGCACGATATGAAGTTCCTTTCTGGAAACATCATCAATCTTGGCCAGGTCCTCGAGGTCCATCAGGAACATGTGCCCCATCTCATGTAGGAAAGTGGATTCATTTGCACTCTCAAAAAGCGAGATGATGCGTTGCCCATTCGCCATCGGTGTGATACTGCCATGCGACTCCCTGCTGCGAGTCTGGTTGGTTACTGGCTGGGCTGATAATTTTTGCCCCTCCATCTGATAAAGCCCCGGATTCGCTTTTTTTAATTTTTCAAGATCTTCTTCAGTCTTGACGCCATCTGAGCTATTCGATATAATGAACTTAGATAAAGCATTGCTAAGTTGGGCATCCGCTGGTGATTGGTTCCAGTAGGCCCCAGCTGTGGCGATGCTTTTTCTTTTATTCAAGTACAAGATATTTTTACTTTCTATCGCATTTTTCAGCCAACCATAGCTAGGTTCACCATTGGCTTTTTCCTTTGCAAATGCACTATTCAGCACATTGATGACGATTCCCCTGCGTTCATCTAGTTTATTGATTTCCACCGGAGCCACGACGGATGCGCCCTTATCCGTTTTCAGTTCCAATACGAACACATAGGAATCTGGTTTGTTCCCACGCAAGACCATAACAGGGTCAGCTATGCTCGCAGGAAGCTGCCGCAAGAGATTCGTAGTCATACCGGGGTGGCTGGCGCGCAGGCTATGCTGGAAAAAGCTCCCGTATACTTTAATATCATCATAGGGCACGTGAAGCAGCTGTAGCACCAACGGAATCTTCATTAAGTCATACAGTTTACCGTTGTTGTACTTTTTCCAGACATTTTTATCTGACTTCTCATATTCATCTATGAGATTATTCCAGGCCTTCTGATCCTGTTGCAATCTGACAAGAGCCGTATCACTCATAGACTGTGCCAGATCTCCTACGTTTTTCCCCGTCGTATTCAACCCATACCGCTCTCGCATGTAGTCGAGGGCGGTATATTTTTTGCCGGTCTTCTTGCTGATGATGTCGGCCACGATGTCGGCATGGCGGGCAAAGAGGATGGCGTCGAGGCGGGCAGCGCGGGCTGTACGGCCTCCGTCGATGTCGACGTTCGTAAGCTGGTCACGGATGATGTGATAGACCTGGAAGCCTTCTTTGGTGAGACCCTGCGTTATCTCCATCTCAGCACCAGTCAAGAACTTCATTTTTCCCTTGATGGCCTCAAGGTGTTCGATGTCCTTGCGCAGCTCGTCAATTTCGGGCTTGATTGCTGCCATGGCCTGGTGTTCTTCCTCGGTCGTCGGGATCCATCCCTCGAGTTTTGGCGCGGATGGGTCTCCGGTCACGACGGCCACGGCCATGTCCTCGAGTTCTTTTTCGGTCGGCTGGCGTTTGAACGCCTTGTAGAAGGCCCTGTACCACTCGTCGTTCTCGGTGAAGCGCTGTGTCTTCTTGTTGCCCTGCTCGTCCTCGACTTCCATGAGCTGGCCGCCCTTGCCCATGCCATCACGCAGACGTTCCAGTACAGGGCCGATGATCTCCTGCAGGCGGGCCTGGCGCTCTTTCATGGCGGCTGACCAACCTCTTGTCGGATTGGCGGGGTCTTTATAGATGACCACGGTAGCCATGTCGCGCATGGCCTGGTCTTCTGCGGGGCTCTTCTCATGCAGGGGGAAGTACTGGTCGAGCACGTTGTTGATGAGCTCGACCTGCTTGTCGATGGACTGTTGCTGCCGCTTCTGCATGTCCTCGAGGATAGTCTTGGCGTCATGCTGCATGCGGGCCATGCTGTCGGCCTCCGGTGAGAAGGAGACGTTCTGCAAGAACTCCGGACTCGTACCAGCCTGCAGGAATTGCTCGGTCGGCACGAGGATACTCCCCTTCTCCTCGATGGCCGTCTGCAAAGCGTCGTTCGAGATGCCTGCCGTCTTGGCTACGTCCTTGAGGTTCTCGAGGCCGCCTTCCTGCTGCATGGCCATCTCCGTGTCGATATAGACCTCGGGATAGTCCGTATTCTTGAGCTGCTCGCGCAGGATCTTCTTCTGGACATCTGGAGCCTTTTCCTTGAGGTTGCCCTTATCGATAGCCTGCTGCAGCTGCTCGAGCATGACGGTGCCGGTGTAGGTCTTGCGGGCATTCTCGCCATACATTGCCTCGAACTTTGCCAGGTGGCGCATGGCTGCCGTCTGCCGGAAGCCCGACGATACGGTGCCGCCCACCGCGCCGAGCAGGCCGAAGCCCAGCGAGCCAGGGATGGCCTGCAGGGTGCTCTTGCCTGCCCGCTCCAGGATTTCGCCCGGGCCGTAAATCTTGTTGCTTGTGTCGCCGGTACTCCACTCCATGCCGTTGTGGACCATGTCGTCCGAGATAGACTGCAGGCCTTCCTCACCCGCCTCGGATACCGTGATTTTGAGGACATCGCCCGTTCGGTCTTTGAGGGTATTCAGGATCTTCTCGCGCGTCAGCATCCTTGAGCCTGTCTGCTCGATGATGTCGCCGAAGACCTTCCGCGCATGCGGTGCACCGGCCAGTGCTCGCGTCACGACGCCAAAGTTCGCCAGCTCGATACCCGCATTGAGCGAGCCGCCTAGCATGGCCCAGCCAGCTGCTTGGTTCTCCGTTAAGAGCGGGTTGCCATTCTCGTCCTTGAGTTCCTTGTACTCGGCAAAGCGCGAGCCAATCTCAGGACGTGCCATGCCCGTAAAAGCACCGAGCCGCAGGCCTGTACCAGCTGCCGCCGCAATGAGTTCGCGCCTTGCGACTTGTGCGAGGAAGCCGCGCCCCAAGCCATAGACGAAGCCGCCCGCCGCGCCAACTGTGCCGCCCACTGCGGCACCAATCGGCGTGGCCACGGAGCCCGCTGCCGCGCTGGCTGCTGCTGCAATCACGGCCATTGCCGTTGCTTCTCGCAAAGACTCCGACGTTGACTGCCACATCTCTGGCGCGGATTCTGCCACGCCGCCCACAATGGCCGCAATCGGGTCCTCGAGGAACGACGGCGCAGTACGACGATCCTCCTCGAGCTGCTTCTTGAGATCCTCCGCCCTCTGTCGGTCGTTATCGTCTGCCGCGCCCATCATGATCTTATACTGCAGGTTGTCGTACTCGAGCTTGACATTGCCGCGCTCCAGCATCTTCTGGAAGGTGTCAATGATGCCATGCGTCGAGCGGACGGCATCGAGGTTGTGCAGGGCAATCGCTGCGCCTTCTTTATCCATATCGGCCACGCCCTGCAGCTCCGGAAATTCCTGCCAGACAACATTGATATCGCCACCTGCCGCATCGATTTTCTGTTTGTAGTGGTAGACATCAAGTGCCTTCTTGTAGGCCGTATTGTCCTGCAAGAAGGAGTCAGCAGGAATACCGGTACTCGCTTCAATCTGGCGAGCCTTGGTCAGCTTCTCCTCATCCGTCATGAAATACTCGAGGTTTGCATCCGTGCGTTGTAGTGCCTTTGCCGCATCGCCCAAGATGGAATCATCCGTGCGGTCGGCATAGTTCTCGATCAAGCTACGAGATGCCTGACGGAACGGGGACCGCAGTACATTCTCAACGGTTCCTTCTGTCGCAGCTCCTGCCTGCTGGAAGTTTTTATACGCATTCTCTTGTGCTTGATAATTTCCACTCGCTTCGGACTGCTGGATGGATGCATCGGTGTAGGCCATCTCCAACTGCTGCCCACGCGTCTTGACATCCTGCGCATTCTTCTCCATCGTCCAAGCAGCATCTGCTACGTCCTTGACCGTCTCTACGGCACCTGATGCCAGATCACCAATGCGGTCGAGCAGAGAGGGCCCATTCGCCATCTTGGCGGCTTCGGCCTGTGCCTCTGCCTCCGCCTGTTCTTTCTTCTCTTTCTTCTGAGCCACCATGTTCTGGTAGCCTTCCAAATCAAACGCCATCTTCAGCCCTCCTCCGGCTCTTCCTGATCGCCCTGATAGTCTTTCTGCAGGTAGTGCGTGTCGCTCTTCGTGATGATGATCGTCGCCACGAGCGGGTCCATGCCATTCTGAATCAAGTGATTGTATGCACCGCCCATGCCATTCGTCTCGATATCATCCGTAAGCGACGACATAAAGTCCTGGCTCTGGTAGGCCGCCCGCAATTCACTCGACTGTTCATCTGTCAGGACGCCATTGTCATCCAGCAGGTTTCCGGCCCGCCTTGCTGCAGTAAACGAAGCCGTCTCAATGGCATTGCCATTCTGCAGATTGATGTTCATGTTCTCCAATGTGTTGTAGGCTGTCTCGATTTTGGATGCAGTAACACCTCCAGCTCCACTTGCCGGTAAGCCCGTATTCCGGTTGACGCCAAACTTCGACGCAGCCATGCCAATCAGCGTGTTCTTCTGCTGCAGGTCGAGTGTCGTGTCTCCTTCGACAAGTGCTTTGGCAGCTGAGAACGAGCCCGCTGTATCAACTGCATGCTCTACATCATCGAAATAGTTTTGCTTGTTCTGGTTATACGCATTCATGCGATCCTGCAACCCGGCTTCTACTGCGCTTCGCAGGCTCTTCTCCATGGTCGGGTCATACATCGTCCCTCCTGATACCGCCGCACCACTGCCTCCGCCCATATAAGCGTTCTCGTCAAAATCTCCGCCGTCATCGCTGAAGTGAAAGTTGTCGCCATCCGCCCACTGCTCGTTGCCATAGCCCGCATATTCATTCAACGGTTTCAGGCCGACGTCAGCTGCATGTTCCTGTAGCCACTGCAGGCGTTCTGGATGACGGGCCAGGCTGTCCATCGCGATGTCGAAGGCACGGTTCTCGTAGTGCTTGCTACCCGGATTGTGTCCTTTGGTTGTACCGCCCGCCGTGACATAGAACGGCTCATAATCATCCTGCTGACCAAAAGCCTGCTCATAGAGGGCAGCCAAGGCGTTGAGCTTTGCCCATGTCGAATGTCCAAGATTCGTGACTTCGACTTCCTTGCCAGGCTTGACTGTGTAGTAGACTTTCTTGGAGATATCAATACCACCACTGCCACCGCCCGCATTCTGTCCGCCAGCCCCCTTCGGAATCCTGCTCATAACGCTGTTGACGTATTCCTTGATGGATGGGCCATTGCTCAGTTGCTTATCCCAAGCATAGTGGTTGCCGTTCTCGTCAATGGCATCCGGTTCGCCAGTCACCCAGCGCTGTCCGTTCTGCTCACCAGCATACCAGGTAACCAGTGCCCCTTCTGGTCCATACTTGTCGTAATACTGGCCCAGCTTGAATCGTCCGACTGCACGCTGCGCCGCTTCGTCGTTCGGGTCGGCACCCTCGTACCCGGCTTCCTTCGACCATGCCGGCCAGTTGCCCGGCATAATCTGATAGATACCAACGGCACCTTCTGATGAGACCGCGTTCGGATCTCCATTTGGGTCCTCTTGCTGTTCCACTGATGCGAAGAAAGCTTCCTTTCCAGAAGCTCCGGTTATCCCCTGCCCCCCTACGTTCCTGTAGGAGTTCTGCTTGATGAGCTCATTGGCCTTGTTCCAATCGAACCGCCCTGTCTTCGGGTCCCAGCACTGGTTGACGATATCATCTGCCGTCGTGTAGGTTTTAGCCACATCCTGCTTCTGCTTGACGGAGCCGTAGAGCTGGTTGTAGACGTTCTGGTCCATCTTGCCGCGGTTCACCTGCAGGATCTGCGCGGCCCGGTCATAGTTTCCTGCGGTGATGGCTGCCGTCACGGCCGACGCGACCTGCTTCGTGATGGCCCCCATCAGCTCGGACTGCATCTGCTCGCCGGTCCAGCCGCGCTTCGCGCCGTAGGCCAGGATGATGCGGCGCGTGTCGTTCTCGTAGTTCGTCAGGGCGTTCGTGACGTCCCATGTCATGCCAGCGTTCTGCGTGTTGATGTTGAGGGCCGCCTGATAGTCCGCCTGCTCGGTGCTCTCCCGCTCCCGGTTCTCCTGGCCGGTGGCGATGCGCTGGTAGTTGAGCATGTTGTCGTTCAGCGTGGACTTCAGGGCATAGCGGACGCGCGGGTTGTAGTCCTTGGCAATCTCCGCTGAAGTGTCCTGGATGGCCTGCGTGACGCGGTCCGTCAGTCCCTTGGCATTCTTGCCCACGCCAAGCGTCATGAGCCCCTGCTCGCCGTAGAGCTGCTCATTCAGCGAGGTCATGATGCGATTCCTCGCGTCCATGACGTCGGCTGCATCTTCATCGTCCTGCTTCTGGGCGAGCACCTTCGTGGCCTGGCCGACGGCTCCAGCGAGCGCGTTCCATTCCTTGCCGCCTGTGCCGTACACTTCCAGGTCTCTCGGAGCCTGTACGGTCGGCGGGTTGATGGTGTTCGGATTGACGACGGGCTGGTAGCTGCTGAATTTCATGTCGTTTCCTCCTCACTCAAAAGCGGAACGGGAAGTTCACTTTGCCGTTCCGGCTGTAGTAATCCGGCCGGATATCCCAGCCCGTGCTCTTGCCGTAGGACAGGACGGGCTTGCCATACGTCAGGTAGCCCGTGCCCGAGACGGTCGGGAACTGCCGGTTGGCTTTGGCCCACGTGTCCGCCGTGGTCTTCTCGTTGTAGTACTGGTACGCACCGCCCGTGCTGCTCGAGGCAGTGGCTCCGGTATCCTTCCATGGCTGTGCGACGCCGTAGACGCTGGCCGCTGTGCCGAGGATGGTCGAGAGGCCCTGCCACTTTGCCGCCCGCTTGATGTTGCTCGCCGCGGTCCTGTCATTGGCCGCCTGCGCCTCGTAGTTGCTCTCTGCCACGCGCGAGCTATAGTTGTCGTTGCGCTGGTTGGAGAGCAACGTCATCTGATCCTGCAGGTAGGCATCGTTGCTCGACAAGAGGATATCCATGGCCGAGCCGCCGAAGTTCAGGCCGGCCGCACCGGTCTGTGCCCGCTGGCTGCCCTCAATCAGGCGGCGGCGCGAGCGCAGCTTGTCGGCCTGCGCGGCGTAGTTGTCGGCGATCTGCTCCTGCTTGCGGTTCTCAATCCTGGCATTCTGCTCGGCCGCATCGGCTTGCGCCCGATACATGGCGGCCTGTGCGTTGGCTTGCTGCTGTTGCTGGCGGTACTGGAAGATACCTCCCAGGGCAGTCAGCCCTGCAATGACGCTGCACATCTCAATCTCCTCCCTTCTCTTCGGATCGTTCTGGATGGATGACGAACGGCAGGAAGGTCTCCCCGTTCTTGATAATCTTCGCGGACGCATCAAATGACGCGCCTACCCACTGGAGCCAGCGGATGGCGTCGTCGTTGAATGCGCCCACCATGTTGTAGAGTGAGCCGTATCGCTTGGCCCACTCCTGCAGGATGCTCCTGGACTCTTTGGCGAACGAGACAGCATACCGCTTGATGAGATCCGTCCCGAGACACCAGATCAGGGCGTGCGTCCGCAGGCCTTCGTCGTTGCGCTTCGGCTGTACGCCCCAGACGGCGATGATGTTGCCGCTCTTCGTGGTGGCGTACTGCAGCTCGTAGCTCCAGTCGATGGATTCCTGCACTTCTTGCTCGACGTCATCGGTGAAAGTCAGAATCTCGCGCCGGTCGACCTCACGCAGATTCTTCGCCAGATCCCGTGCCAGGCCGTAGGTTTCTTCGCCCTCGAGGATCTCCGGCCACTCGAGTTTCCAGATGGTGTATGTCTTGTGATTTTCTTTAACCAAGGAATGTCACCGCCCTTATGATTGCTGACAAGGTAAATGGATATGGCGTTTCGTGGCAGATATAAGTCCTGCCTTCCGTGTTGACGCCTTTCTCGTGCAGTGTGACTGTCCGGTCGCCGGTGGTCAAGACCTTCTCACCGGTTTCCATGCGCTGCGGATCGTAGATGATCTCCTGCAGGTGATCTGCGTCCGGGCCAATCCAACCGCCGAAACTGTTCTTTAGGCGCAGGATAGCCTTCGTCACAGTCTTATTCCGTCCCTGCACGGTTCCACTCTGCATATTGCCTACGTCCCAGTTCGGCTGTTCCAGGATCATCGTGTATGGCAGGCCTATCACGAGCCGCTTGGCTGATACACCGTCTGGCAAGGTAATCTTGCCGCCCTGCACCGTCATGGGATCGTAGAGATACTGGTCCGCCAGGACGCGTACCGTCTTGCCCTCGAGATTCTCGAGTCCTGTGATGACGCTGGCTGCCTGGTCCAAATCGTAAATGACCGCAGAGTCCAGCATGATGTAGTCCTGCTGATTATCCGATACGCGATCACGGTCGAAGCGTTCAATGCAGCGCACCTGTTGCGTGCCAATCGTACGACGCACCACCACATAAACATCATCCCGGTTACCGCAGTTGACAGACGCCACGCTCTCAAATATCCCATCCGTCACCAGATGTGACCAGGCATAGACTTTCTGATCCATGACATAGGTCAGGACAAGCATGACTCCATCAGCACGGACAAAGTAGAGCAGGGAATCTGGCTCCTGTGCAAAGGCATCGTCAACGATGGTCTGACCATTGATCAGGTCTTTGGAGAGCAACGTGAGGTCTGTGCCGACGTAGGAATCCGTGTTATAGTCGTAGCCAGTATCACGTACTACGGATCCGCGACGCTGGATGTAGACGACGCGATTGCCGACTCGCAGTGGCGCAATATCTGAAACGCCGTAGTTCTCCTGGTTACGTGGCGTGATGCTGGATGGTGTGACGGTTTCGCTGCCCGAGATGGTCCATGAGTTGCCTTCTGTAAAGACAATCAGGTCATTGCCGGCGTCCATGTGGTTGATAGCGCAGGCCTTACGGCTCAGCAGGTCTGCTGTTACCGCGCTATCGTCTGTCACCGTGCCGCTCTCCTTATCAATGCTGAAATCTTCGTAGTCGCCCGAGCGGCTCATCCAGACGCGTTGCGGCTCTCCCGGACTCCCGCCAAAGACGAGACGGTCCTGGAAGAACGTCGCGCAGTATGGATACCCATTGGTCTTGCTCCAGGCTGGCCAGTACCAGTCTTCCGTCGCATCCGTGCTGCCCAGCCAGTCCGCAGTGCCTACGGCCGTCGTCGTGCTATTCACGCTCCGAATTTTCACATAGCCCGTATGCGTATACGGATAAGACGATAAATTGGCCTTACAAGTCCCCGACGAAATGGATGCATGGATGCGCATGTAGGTATACTCTTCGACATCTCCAGACTCTGACGGGTTGTAATCATCTGACGATGTGTACGTGCGCAGGGTCTTCCAGTCCTGGTTCGGCAGATGATTCTTCTCTCCGCAGTACTGGACTTGCACCGTCCCCGTCCAGGTCCCATGCGTGATGACTTTCCAGGTCTTGCCTACGAGGATCTCTGAACTTGTCCCGTTTGTCGTCTCGACGGAACGCCCGTCCACGTACTGGTCCAGCTTAATGGTATCTCCTATGTTATCTGACGAAAAGATTCCCTTGCTGGCCGTCAGCGTGACGGTCCCGGTCTTCCCGCTTGGCCGTATGGTACAAGCGGTGTCCTTGTTGACATCACAGAAAGGCGACGTTTCCCATTCTGCTTCCGTGAGTTCCCAATCATCTTCGGCATAACGTGACAGCTTCTGTACGGGATAGATCCCTGAACAGATGTACATGACATCGACGGACTGCGTGAAGCGCAATCGTGAGAGGTCACCTGACGCGAACGGTGTGGCAAGCTCCACGCCTAGATATATGCCGTCCCGCCAGATCCGCAGGTACTTGTCTCCGAATTCGAGCAGATAGGAAAGGTCGGTGAGAAAATCAAATTCCTGCAGCCGGACAATCTTCCCATCGCCCACATATTTTGTTTTCCCGCAATAGATGAGTCCCGGTCTCTTGTGTACGGATCCATATGGACGGATGATGGCGTTCTGCGCCTGCTTGAGCCCGAGCTGATATTTGTCCAGGTCTACGCGATTCGAGACGTCTTCCGAGAGTTCGCCGCCCGTGAACGCCGGCTGTATGGCATAATATGGTTCCACCGTTCATCCCTCCTATACGAACCTCGCATCACTGTACTTATGCGGATAGCGCGTACGCCGTTCCCGCTCACTGACGTCCTGGTATCTTGCGAGATCTACTGCCTGCTGAGCAAGCTGCAGGTTGATATTCTGCAGCTCCGTATTGCCTGTGAGCGGCATCGCGATCACGCTGGCCAGGATGTGGGCAAGGGCGTCGATGAATTCTGCGCTGAACGTCCCCGTCGGCCTGATGTCTGCGGTATATGCTGCATAAGCCATGGCAACATCTGTGAGAATGGCCTGTCCGGCTTCTCCCAAGTGGCAGACGCGAAAGTCCTGACGCTCTTCTTCATAGTCCGCTGCATGGTCTTCGGCGAAGACGAACCGCAGCAGGAGGCAATCCCCTGGATACGCATAGGCATACGCATAGCCGACACCTTGCGTTTCAAGCTGTGCCAGCTTGGCCATCTTCTCGGCAAAGCCCCAGGGATACATGCGCAAAAGCCGCTGCCGGAGATGGTCATAGTTAATCTTGCACAGCTTCGCTGCTGTGCTGGCGTCATCAAGTGAATTGATGCGGCCGCTGTTCAGGAATGACAGGGCCATGTTGCAGATATCGATGCGGTTCATGTTCGCCCCTCCTTCATGCAAAAGGCCGGGCCCTGCGGGGTCCGGCCCTTGCTTACCAGTCGATATCGTCGTCGAGCACGAGGCCCGCGGTCAAGGTCCCTTTGCTGTAGGTCGATGTGACCGTCAGGC